CGCATATGTTCGTGGCTGCGACATGCAGGCTCAATATCTTTTTACTACTCAGATTAATCCAACAGTCCCATCTACTACAACAGGTGCGGCTGGTGTAAGCAATGACTTGGCAAAACAAACTACTCGTAATGGTATTATTAAAAACTTTATGGCAACAAACTATCTAACAGATAGCGCAGTAAATAATCTAAAGTCTACACAAAGTGGAACAGTGCAATCTTCAGCCCTTGTTATGAATGGCCCATCTTTCAAAACAACCGAAACCCCACTTAACTTTGTATCATATGTTTATAAGCAGTTAGATAATGCATATAAACTATTTGGGACTAGAATGCGTATTATTGGCAAAGTTGAGAATAATGAAACTCGTGCACAGACTCCAATTGGCAGCACATCATATTATCAAGTAACTGGCGCATTACCAAATCAAAGCATCAGCATCGGTGGAGGATCTGGCGGTATAGCGGTATTACTTAATCCAGAAACCAACAATGGGTACTACTTTGAAATAGTAGCAATGACAGAAGATAATATTGAATCATATATAACAACCAACAACGCTGGACAGCCAGATATATCTATTAACAACATTGTATTTTATAAAATAAAGAAAGATGCATCAAATAATAATGCTATACCAGTTAAACTATGGGGAGGGCTAACTAGTGTAATTGTAGACGACGGACGATTTACTGGTCAGTATCGAATGGCTGGAGAAGAAAATACAACTGTATATGACCTGTCTGTAGAGTATGAAGATATTGGAACTATTCGCAGGTTCTATTTATACATTAATAATAAACTGGTACAGATTGTTGATGATACAGACCCAATGCCAATTTATAATAATTCTGCATTATTTGTTCGTGGATCATCCAGAGTAATGTTTGAAAACATATATGCTGTAGCAGAAAACTATTCTCAAAATACAGTATTCACAGTTGGAGAAACTTTATCTAGCGTCTTTGGCGATACTAATATTGATGCTAACGAATCTTTCCGTAAATATGCAATGAGTGGTATTGTTCAGGCTACCTATTTAGACGGCATTAGTTCTGAGCAGCCACCTAGATATAATATGTATTTTGATGAGTTTGGAACTATTATGCGTGAGTGTTCTTACTTTGATATTAAATATGATCGTTCATACCCTGCTCTTTATGCAGAGTTAGCACCAACTCTAAATAGAATTAAGGGCTACGTTGTGTCTGGATTCCAAGCAGATTCATATGGTGCTGAGTTTTTGATATTTAATGCAACAGATACAGCACTTAATCTAGATGAAACGACTGGGAATTACCTGAGAATTCAAGGTGTAACATTTACACAAGACACAACCTATGAGTTAACAGTTGACGAATATTTTAAGAAGCGTAGCAATTTTTCTACACCACAACTTCAGGGTAGTGCAATAGTTACCTCTCCGCTAGTTGAAAAAGCACAATATGATCAGATAAAACAAAGCCGAATTATTTATGGAAAGAATGAGTTTACAATTGAGACTCCATATATCCAAAGCCAAGATGATGCAGAACAACTCATGGGCTGGATTATAAATAAGGTTATGACTCCTAAAAAAGCGGTAGGCGTAAATATGTTTGCTATACCAACTCTTCAATTGGGAGATATTGTTACTATAACCTATCAAGATAATACTGGTCTTGACTTAGTAACTACCACATCAACAAGATTTGTAATATATAATATTCAGTACAAGAGAGATAATAGCGGTCCAAGCATGACTGTCTATTTGAGCGAGGTATAAAATGGCAGATGTATCACCAGTACCAATGACACCAAACAACGCTGGCCTAAATGTAAGTGCCTTTAGTGTTAACCCAGTTTTAACAGCACCAATAGATACCATTCTATTTAATGATGAAACACTTCCAGTAGAAATAATGGCAGATCTTTTGTTTGAAAATATAGGTGGGCAAGAGTTAATTAATATTGCTAGAAATGATACTGTAAATGGGCAGACTGTAATATATCAGCCTATCAAAAATTTGTCAACAATTCAGCAACAATATAACCCAAATAATATTGTTAGTCTTCAATCTACTTCAGATAAGTACTTCCAGAATTTCTCAATCAAGTTTGAGGGCAAAGTTCCAAATGTTGGAAATGGACCAAATGGAGAGCACGTCTATATGGATCCAGAAACAGGGGATTTGATAATTGAGGTAGTAAATATTGAAGATGGAGAACAGGTGCAGGTAGAAATAACTTCAAGTGGTACAATATATGAGGCGGAATTATGATAACAAACACTGGACAATCTATTATTGGCAAGTACCTGCTTGGTCAGGCACCTGCATATGCCTCTTATATAGCCGTTGGCTGCGGCGCACAGCCCCTAGCAACCGCTGACCCATATGGAAACTACTCAACAAAAGAAAACCTTGACTTTGAAATGTTTCGTGTACCAATTTCATCACGAGGCTTTGTAAATGATGGCGGTACAGAAAAACTAGTCCTTACAGCAGAACTACCCACAGAAGAAAGATATGAAATAACAGAGATAGGAATATACTCAGCAGGATCAAACCCATCCGCTGGAGCCTATGATAGCAAAACCGTTTTTGCATTTTCTACAGGTGAAGGATGGCAATACCACGACCAAACATCTGCTACATCAATTCCTACAATTACAGAACCATTAGATGACCCTAATGATGATAATATTATTGCAACAACAGATCCAGTATTTCAGACTAACGCAGATAACTCTATATTCTTTAAATCATCAAGAGCAGATAGATATGAACGTTGTAGATTTTTAAATAATATGATCATGGTAGTTGGAGATGATGCTGACCTAACTATTGACCCATCAACTGGAAGTGCTGGTGGACATTTTTATATTGAGCCAGGATCAAATCATATTCATTTAACTGGTGCAGATGTAGATTTTTCTAAGAATGCGCCTACAGATCAATTAAGACTTGCATTTTCATTAATCAGTAAAGATGGAGACTCAGCAAGCGTTCCAGATACCGTTCGTATTTTGATTGAGTTTGCCTCCACTGACGCAGAAAATACTGGCGAATATGCACGTATGGAAATAGAACTAGACAACGGTTCTGGCACTGGAGGAACATATGACTTTGCAGAAAATAGATATTATGTTATTACAGAACAACTACAAAATCTATATGTGACTAATGGATTTACGTGGGATGCTGTAACAGTTGTTAAAATTTATACATCTATCCAGAATTCAGATACGCCTACTGGAGATTACTACATTGCTTATGATGCTTTGCGTTTAGAAAATGTATCTACTATTAATCCACTCTATGGACTAACTGGATATTCTGTAGTAAAAAATGCAGATGCAGCAACTATTATTAAAAATCCAAACACCAGCAACTACATAGAATTTAGATTTACTGTCGGAGTTTCATAATGGCTGACGCTGGTATTAAAAAATATCGTCAAGCGCCTGTTGATCTGCCACCCATTAGTAGTGAAAACGAAGGGTATACATTAAGGTATAGAATTATATCTGAAGATAGAAACAGAGTCTCACATTGGTCTCCAGTATATTTAGTAATTCCTAACTTTACCTATGTTCCTGGACAAATTAATTTTGGCACGGCAAATCAGGTAGCATCATTTACCTGGGATTCAGTAACTATATTAAAAGATACAAAAACAGTACAGTCTATAAACAACAAGCAATTAACTTCCGATATTGCAACTTTGACTACAGATGGCGCACACTATATGTCGGTTGGCGACTGGGTAACAGTAGAAGGGGTTGACTCTACATTTAATGGCACATATAAAATTAGCGCTGTAACTACCAATACTTTTAGTTATTACAAAGATCATGGAAATATTGGATCTACCGTCGTAAGCCCTGAAGGAACATATAAGACTAATTCTTTTATTAGAAATGCTCTTGAATATGACATTTGGGTAAGATGGGATAGAAATGATGGCGGTGATTGGCTATATAAAGAAAGAATAGAATCAACCACATTATCTTTACCACATCCAGATACTTATACAATTAATGGAGCAATTCAGCCAAGCCCACCAAACAGAGTTAGTGTTGAAATTTATCTAGTTGGAGAACCAGTTGCTAGAGGAGACGGAACTCCTCTTGATACAGCAACGCCATTTTTAAAAATGTACCAACTTCTTAATGAAACGATCTAATGATATAATGGAGATATATGGCTAAAGTACCGCTACCTGAACGAGGACAACCGCTAGATGTTACATACATTTATCAGTTGGCAGATACACTAAATGACCTGTCGACACAGGTTTCTTCAGCAACCTATAACTATACAACAGTAGATACAACAAGTGCTGGAAGACAGAGTATTAAAACATCTGAGGCAAGAGTAGTTGGTGGCTATGTTGAAGTTGCTAATAACTCAACAGTCAGCGCAGGAAATGAAAAGACATTTTCATACGACTTCCCATCTGACTTTAAATATGCTCCTATTGCTACTGCAACAGCAGTCAATATAGGAAATACACCAGCAGGACAAAATGTTACAGTAATTCTAAAATCTGTAACTACTTCAAGAGTGGAAGGCATTGTTAGATTTGGTGCTTCAGGAGATCTTTCTCTAGCAGTACATCTAATTGTTATTGGCATTCCTAATTAAGGGGAATCAGTTAAATGATTTATTGCAATAAATGCAAGGGTAGAATGTTTGTTGATAGACAATACTCTAGTGAAATGCATATTGAAACATATTGTATTAGTTGCGGTACTAGAAAGTTTTATCATCCACCATCACAAAGTAGGTACGGTCAATGGCTTTTGAACCTAGAAAACTTGAGAGCAAAGACTACAATAACCAGCCTATAATTCCAGGTAATAAAACTATCTGGTTTTTAAATGGTGACCTTGTTAGGCTTCATCATAGTTCAAGATCAACTGGAATGGTAACTGTTTACAATATTACAAAAGATAGATTAGAAACTTGCTTTCGTAATGATTTTAGAAAAAATAGAGAGAAAGCCTACACTGTAGCAGAAACTGCAAGACTTGTCAATAGGCATCGTAAATATTTTCCATCTTTAATTAAACGTGGAGTTATTCCACAACCAACAGGTGCAAAAGTTGGCGGTACACGAGGATGGCAAATAAGAGCATACTACTCTGAATCGCAATTAAAAGAGATACGTGATATACTTGCAAGTGTACATATTGGTAGACCAAGAAAAGATAATTTAATAACAAATAATATGACTCCTACAAGTCAGGAGTTGACACGTAGAACTGGCGATGGTATACTGGTTTATACAAAAACTGAAGATGGTAGATTCATACCAGTTTGGTCTGAAAGCATTAATTAACCTTTGAAGGGGGTAGCAGTGGAAGAACGTAATGAAACAAAGGTATCCGTAACACTTGGATACACTCTTAATCTAGGAAACTTTCAATCTTTGCGAGTAGATCTTGGTGTTGTTGACCATGTTCGTAATGGCGAGACTACAAATGAAGCAATGGATCGTGTATACGATTTTATTGAAGCAAAGGTCATTGAGAAAGTTCAAGAAGCCAAAGCAGAGATTACACAGGAATAATCGTGGCAGACCGCAAAGACCGTATGGCTTTGCTCAGTCGCTACAATAAATTCCATTTGCAGAGATACGAGCAAAAGTCTAATCTCAATCTTAATGTTGAACAATGGGCTGCTGATGCACTTATAGAGTCTTATGGACTCAGTGCTTGCTATGATTTATTAGAATATTATTTCAGCATAGTGCAGCATCCGACATGGAACTTTTTTGCGTACAATGCACAGCAAATTCTAAATGGTAGAATGGCTACAGAACAAGATTTAAAAGAAAGAGCAGAGCGTAGAAAATTGGCTAGGGAGTGGTTGAGTGAGTAATTCAGAAGCAAAAGTAATTAGCGCAGTACTAGAAGATAAACAGATCCATGTATTGCTACAGGCTAACATAGATGGGATTTTAAGAACCCATAATGATGTATGGAACTTTATTAAAAGATATGCAGAAAATAATGGCACTGTGCCACCATCTTCTCTGGTAGTAGAAAAGTTTAGAGACTTTGCTCCAGTCGCTGGCATAGGAACAACTAAGCATCATTTAGAAGAATTGCAGGCAGACTATCTTAATGATAGCCTTAAAGATATTATTCGTAATGCTGCTACAGATGTGCAGGGTGGCCAAGGAGTCAAGGCTCTAGAGCAACTAATTACAAAAACATCAGAACTAAAAAAGAATACTTCTGCTATTCGTGATATTGATGCTACTGATATTGATTCTGCAATAGCATATTTTGAAAATGTAAAAAAGCAACAAGAACTTGGTAAGATGGGAATTAAAACAGGCTTGCCAGGGTTTGACAATTACCTCCCTTCAGGAATTATGCCAGGGCAACTGGGGATTTTCCTGGCATATCCAGGTATTGGTAAATCCTGGCTTGCTCTTTACTTTGCCGTACAGGCATGGAAACAGGGCAAGACTCCAATGATCATCAGTCTAGAAATGTCTGAGACAGAAGTTCGTAATCGTGTATTTGCGATTATGGGTGAAGGATTGTGGTCACACCGTAAGATCTCCAATGGAGATATTGAAATAGATATGTTGAAGAAATGGCATGACAGTAAAATTCTTGGCAAGCAGCCATTTCACATTATCTCTAATGACAGTGGTGGAGAAATTACTCCTTCTGTTATTCGTGGAAAGATTGATCAATACCGTCCAGACTTTGTAATTGTAGACTATCTACAACTTATGTCTCCAAACCAAAAGTCTGACAACGAAACAGTACGCATGAAGAATCTTTCTCGTGAACTTAAACTAATGTCAATTAGTGAAGAGGTTCCTATCATTGCAATTTCTTCTGCTACGCCAGATGACGTTACTAACATGAGCACAGTTCCAACTCTTGGACAAACTGCTTGGTCACGTCAAATTGCTTACGATGCTGACTGGGTTTTAGCGCTTGGTAGAGCAGCCAACAGTGATATAATTGAATGTGCGTTTAGAAAAAATCGTAATGGATTCATGGGAGACTTTTTAATACAGGTAGATTTTGACAAGGGATATTACAGATACAAAGATTACGAAGATAAAAATGGTTAAAGAGATATATACAACACAGCAGATACACAGAGTACTAACAGGCGCAGGTATAGATATAGAGGCTGAGTACGGTACTGACTATATTATCTTTTGCCCATATCATAATAATAATCGTACACCTGCTGGAGAAGTATCTAAAGAATCTGGTTTATTCTTTTGTTTTGGTTGTCAAACCACAAAAAATCTAACAGAACTAATAATGCATACAACAGGTAGAACATATTTTGAGTCTATTAGATATATTAAGAGTAAAGAAGTAGAGGCTGATCTTGAGGCGGTAGTTAACAAGGCTTTGTATGCTGCACCAGATTTTGTTCAATATGATGAATTACTGATTAAAAGATTAAACAAGCAAGCAATAGAATCACCTAGGGCCATGTCATATTTTAATGGTCGTAGGATAACAGAAGAATCAATTATAAAATTTGATTTAGGATTTTCAGAAAAACAAGACTCAGTAATAATTCCAATGCAATCTCCAGATGGAATGACAATAGGATTTGTTGCTAGAACAATTGAGGGTAAAGAGTTTAAGAATACCCCTGGACTTCCAAAGAGTAAAATACTATTTAATTTACATAGAGTAAAATCATCAAAGGTAGTCTATGTAGTAGAATCATCCTTTGATGCAATTAGACTAGATCAAGTAGGTTTCCCTGCAGTTGCTACGCTGGGGGCTAATGTCTCATCAAGCCAGATGAAACTATTAGAAAAGTACTTCAATAATGTTGTGCTTGTAGCAGATAATGATGAGGCAGGCTCAATTATGGCTGACCGCCTAACTGAGAAAT